CTAAGCTTTTCCTAACATCATCAAGTATCTGGATTAACTCAGGACGAACATCCCTAGCTCCACATCCACATCCGCAAGTAAACTCTTTGGCCTGAAAATACTGACCAACGTATGTGCTGTCTGGAGTAATACCCATGATAACCACCTACTTGTTGCATCTACCAGCGAAACTTCAATCCCGCTGTTGCTCCCCAGTTGACTTCCTGGCCCCACTCGGAACCCGCGAACCCATCGACAAATAACTCAAGCCCTTCTGTAGGCTTTGAGCCAAGACCAACACTCCCAAGCCAGCCACTCCGATCGATATTACCAGCGAGACGCAGCATGCTTTCACCCGCCATGACATGTGTCAGGAGTTTTTTTTGGCCTTTGAGATCCTCGGGGTCCGCCTTATTGCTTCACCGATAAGATCTGCCTTAGCCTCATTAGACTTTACCAGGCTTCGCCCCATAGTATAGCTGCCTCCGCAGACAGCAGTCAGGATGCCTCCGATTATCTGGGTCCACTGATTGCCTTCCATCGAGGCAAGGATTATCCCGCCGAGCATACCAATAATACTAACCCAAAACTCTGTGCTCTTAATGCCTGTCTTTGCCATCCTGAAGTCTCCCGCTTTTTGCTTCGTAGCTTACACGCCACAACCTGGTCTCTTCTCGAAAAACGTAGAACTCTTTTAAAAGCTCGACCATCTTCGCATGGGTCTCCTCGATATTCTTCTCAAGAGACTCTACTCTCTGCCCTAGCAGGGCCAGCTGTGTCTCCGACCCTGCACCATTCTTCTTCTTACTTATGTTCTCGACGAGTTTGAATGCGCCCAGTACGATTGAGACAATTGCTGCTGTTGCTCCCGTCTGTACTGGGTCCATCCGTTAACTCCAGGGCAATCCCGATTCAGTCGGTGGGTCAATCTTATTCAGAATCTGCTGCTCGACGTGAGCTTCAGACTGCGCCTTCTGCTCGACAGTCATCACAGAGAAGAGCCAACCAAGGACCTGCTCTTTAGTCACTTCTGCGTATGGTGTGAAATCTTGGATGTTGCTGATGTCAAGAGCACACGTTCCGATGATGCTGCCATGGGCCGTTAGGGGTTCCCCCTCGGGCTCGGGATTCGGGTACTCTCTGGAATCTGTGCAATTCCAGTGCAGATTAAAGATTACTTTCTCGCGACCTTCTTTGATTTTCCAGTCGTTGCAATTTGAGATATTCCATGTCGCTGTCATTCTTTCAATCCTTTACATTATTAAGATGCAATTGCTACCGTTGATTCAGTCCATATTTTCGCACTATGAAACACGGTTGCGTTAGGGTCTTGCGGGTGAACTTTAAGAGTAAGCCTTCCACATCCACCGGCGGCATCCATCACAAACGAATCGACAACCCCTTCAGTGTCATGGCCTAATTTATCCGATGCACTGCTGTTCGATCTTATACCGGTACGCAGAGAATTCGCCGTCCCGCTGGTGTAAGTTGTACCGTTCCCGCTGTACAATACAAAAGTCGGAGAACTTGCATCATATAAATATCGCCCCGTAAAATTATATTCCCTGCTGACAAAATCCCCCACCACAAACGTATCACCATCAGCAGTACAAATTGAATTTAATACGATTCTGATATCCATGACAAAATCTTTATTAAGACCTGTATTTGAGGTTAGTACCTTGAATCCAGTACCCTTACCGGCGTCCTTTAATTCTGTGTCAGAGTCATCTGTCGTCTCCACTAGCCCCCTTATGAACTCAGTCTGAATTGCCCCTTTCGTTGCTACCCAATTTGCGCCGCCAAGGGCTACACCATACTTATTATGGCCTTTCACCTCGAACCCTATTGAGGTATTATAATCTGCATTTGATTGAGTAGCATAACCTATTGCTATTGCATGACTAAGCGTACCAAGACCAATATTAGAATGGGAACCAATCGCCGCAGAATAATCACCCGCGCAAGATGTGCCATATCCCGAAGTAAAAGAATAATCACCCGCGCAAGATGCACCTTCACCAATCGCCACTGAGTCGGTGCCTGGTGTGCTCGTATTTGCGACGTTCATAGAACTCCGGAATTCTGCCCTACCATCGTACCAGATCCCCCCACGGGTTGTGCCCTCGGTTTGGAAAAATATTGATCTGTCGGTTTCCCGGTTGGCTATGTTGAAGTTATCATTGTGATCCAGACCAATAAACGACCCATCGGTGTCCCCATGGCCAGTGTCGCCAGTAGTGAACTTGAGGAGAACTCCCTCTGACCCCGGATCTGCAATATGCAAACGTTCTTGGGGGGGGGCGTCATTAGGTGTTCCGAGCCCAACATTGCCACCATAGGTCTGGAGTGCCAGGCCTCTAGTTTGTGAGGAGTCCGTGTTTGCACCTTGCAGGCAAATGCTGTTAGTCGCGGCATTATGCGCAAAGAAGAGTGCGTCAGCGTTCCCAACATAGGGGCTAAACCCCGCGATCGAATTACTGGATATATCCCCCAAAGCGCCTGGCGTAGCGTATGGCCCAATCACGTTAAGGCGTGTCTTCCCTGTTGGATTCAGTGACTCGTCAGCGCCAATATTAACACGACCACCACCATCAGTGCCTGGAGTACCAGGAAATCCGCTTACGAAAGAAACCGCTTCACGGTTATCAGTACTGTCAATCTTAATGTAGTCATTACCGTCGAGAGCTTCGATCTCCACAGCAGCCTCTTTGTTATCGGGAAAGACATCAATCCCTGGGGAGAATAACTCGCCGAATGTTATAATTTTTGCATCAGCCATAACTTACCTCACTTCGCCGCAGTGGCTTTGATGTGGAGAGTTCCCTGCATAGCGCCCGAGCCATCGTCATCATAGGTACATCTCACATGCCCTAGCTTCATATTAAAATTAACGATGGTCAGCACATCAGTCGTCAGGTCAATCGTCTGGATGTCACATCCGGCAGTAGCTCCGCTGCCAGACCCCTGAACCTCGGTCCCGTCTTCTTGCGTGATTACGGATTTGAGCCTTATCCTAATATTCTCAGCAGTGTCAGTCGCAAAGAACTCCCAGGTTTGCCTGCCCTGGTCTTGGACTTTTAGGTCCATGGCGAAGGTCTCGACTTCTCCAGCTAGGCTTGAAAATTTCTTAGTTATGGTACGCATTGATTTCTCCTATGGCACATGGCGGGACATCTTTTCATCCCAAGTGTTATTACTATCTTATGCTTGTGCTTTCCGATTTTCAACCTTTTGAGTTGAAGTATACTGGGCTAAGGAATTGACTCCTCCTCCCCCTCCTCCTACCATCTTCTCGTCATTGGGCACATAATTGCCCTGAAGTCGAGTAAGCTCATCTTGGTTTGCATATGGAATACCAAGCAATGTCGAGAGTGTTTGTTTCTGCATCTGGGTTAATCCCTTTATCTTCTCTTTGTCGGAGAGTATGTTTAGAGCTTTTTCATAGACCTCAGCGTAGACCGTAGGCCATGCCTCTCTCATTGTTGCTACCATCTCAGTGGTGAGAGCGCCTGTGACCATTCCCGTCATAAGGGTTTCAACTGGATCTGTAAGCATCTGCAAGACAGAGGCAAACCTCTGAAGCTGAAGGGGCGTTGGAGCATACTCCTGGTTAAACATATTTGCGTTTTGTGGCTTAGGGATGGCTTTGCGTGCAATCTTTATATGACGTTTGAGAACCTCTTTCATGGCATCTCTAATGCCAGGGGTTTCAGAGAATGGTCTCGTTGTATCCTCAAGGAATCGGGCCATAGACATGGGGCTTCTCGATAGCTGTTCAAGGGAGTCTCTAACCTCGAAGAAGCTATCATCATCTAGGGGATCTCCAAGAGCAATCTCTATCCTTTCCTGCCATGCACTGATAGATCTCGTCTTAGCCGCCTTCTTACGCATCTCAGCGCGAGATTCTTCCTTGTCTTGTCTGAGAGGAGTTGTGGATATAAGGAAGGCTTGCCTCGCTCGACGCTCCCATCCCTTATGAATCGCGCTTTTCGGCAACTCATCCTTAGCCCATGAGTCAAGATACTCGGTTACTGTCTCAGAGCTCAGTTTCTTGATCGCCCTGAGTTGGTGAAGAAAGTTTGTGAGATGCTTCGGCTGCTGCGCCATCCCGATAATACCAGCCGCAGTTCCGGCCATTGCCGCAGCAGTAGTGGACCCGGTTAATAGGTATGTTATCATGCCTACTGAGCCACCACGAGCCATCTCCCTGAGTGACTGGTTTACATTCGTAGAAGACGATTGAGGCCCAACAAGAGCATCTGCAATGGGCATCTCTTTCCTGAGGTAGTTAAGTGAGCCTTTAAGCTTTGCAGAGTTATCATCAAAAAACGAAATCAAGCTATTCATTCTAGCCCAATATTCGGGCGATATGGGACGCTTCTCTGGCCCTTTTGGCTTCTGGAGGGGTATCATTTTAACCCCCTTAAGGCGCTCAGACACTTTGTCCTTAATCGCTTTAGGCACGTCATCCATTGCAGCCGGATCGAACTTATCTCGGAGCATCTCCATAAGGTGCTTCCCCTCCATGGAGTAGTTAATAAGCTTTGACGTGTCGGCATCCGCAGTCACCTTGTCTAGCTTTTGTAAATAGGTCCTAAGCTTGTCAGCATTCGCTAATTGAGCTGTCCCATCTCCTTGCGTAAATCTTGCAAGATGCTGCTCTCTGCGCGTTCTGAATGACAATGCCAGGTTATCAAACTGCTCCTTATGCGATGCAAGCACGCCCCACTTCTTCTTGTTCGTCATCTCTGACCGAAGGGCGTCGACCATGCCATTAACGCTATCCTTTATCCCTGGGACTGACTCTGCCAGCACCTTGGATTTGAGGAGGTCCTTAAGGTGTGTTTGGGTGGTTTCAAATGTCTTAAACGCATCTGCTACGCGATCAGCATAATCCACAGCACTAACAGGACTGCCGACATCAGTCACCGCTTTGGTTATTTTATCCATTGCTGTTAGTGCTAAATTCCGCACCATAATCGGCTCACCCGGTTCGGTGCCAAGATTTACGCCCTTTGCAAACGTGTAGTCCTCTAATGCGTGTAGCGGTAGGGTATCAACATCAGGAACGTGTAGGTCGGTAGCCCGAAGCTTATCAAGACGTGCTATGTAATCATCTAGGCCCTTTCTGATAATTGGCATCTGGGCTTCCATGAAATCCATCTCATGCTCGGAGAGGTCCCCCACTTGCTTCCTGAGAAGCGGTTTGACTTCGTTCCACTGAGCCAGACGTTTTCTTGAAATGAAATCCGTCATAGGCGCACTAGCGCGGAGTTCATTAATTGTGTCAAGAAGCTCTTTGATATCTCCAGTCTCTGCGGCTTGGTCAAAGGCGAAGTTAATCCTATCTTCGTCAACCATCCTAAACCCTGGATGAGGCCCCTTCATTGAATCTTCCTGGGCCTTTACCAGTTGCCTTCTAAGTTTAGCTCTTGCCTTGTCTCCCTGGATAAGCCAGAATGACTTCCAGTCATCAATCTTTTTAAACTCCTTGTCCTGTCTATCTCGGAGCTTCTGAAGCTTAATCCGTATTGGGGCATTCCTCGTTTTTACGCTCGCCTCTACCTTCTCGGAGAAAAAGGTCGCATATAGCTTGAGCTCTTCAATGTTAGAGTCAATGATTAAATTGTTTATGAGGCCAGATGCATTTGCGGCGGGGTTTCTCTTTGCAAGATCTCTAAGGCTTGCCCTATGATTCCTAAAGGGAACAGCAACATTCTTGACAAGCTCAAGTGGATTCCTTGGCAGCCCAGGAGACTTTGATGCAAGAACCTCCCCAGCAAGATATTTCTTACTGAATCCCGCTTGATCTGCCATCTGGATGTAATCATCTGCAAGCAACTGGGTATCAATGAACTTTAATATGTTGCCCGCCTGGTCCTCTACATTTCTTCGTATCCCCTGCAAGTTAGCAAATTTAGGGTTTGCTGCTTCATCGAGAGTAAGTAACTCCATAAACCGCTCGATTTGGTCTGGGCCGAGCCTAAGTGTGTCCTTTGCTACTTTGGCAATATGACCCCTGAGCATCTTGATGGCCTTCTCTCCGCCAACGCTAGTCCCCTTTACGAGTTTATCTGCAAGACCAAGACCCGCACCCTTCAATCCCATGACCGCAGGAACAGCAGCCGAAACAGGGACGCTGAACATAAGGCCAATTAGGCCATTCGTTCCTATGGATGACAAGATATGCTCAACCGCCTCCTCCGGTGGGCCAAGCATAGCCTCACTAACCCCGGCTCCAGCCCCCCATATTCCACCCTCAACAGAAGCGCCTGCGGCGGCGCCAATCATCTTAGCTGCATGAGGGCCAAACCTACTAGCCAGTTCTGCGTTGCCAAGATTGTATGGGATAAGTTTATTGCCAGAGCGGAGAAGCGCCTGAGTTGTGCCCTTTGCTACCCTGTCGCCTATCTTTGACGATATTCCTGGCAGAGTGTAGTCGTCAATGGCCGCACTGACTTTGTTGAATCCATGACGGACTATCCCCTGAGTTTGCCGCTCAATAGACGATTTTGTTGCAGCTTTCGCAGCCTTTCTTAGCATACTGCCTGATGCGACCTGGTGCGGGATAGATCTTGCGCCTGTCTTCGTTTGTACTGCGCCACTTATACCAGGACGGGTATAGCGGGCCGGATGTTTCCCGGCTGCGCCCGCAAGAAGAGACATTGTTTTCAGGCTTTTTGTGCCAGCCCCAAGCGCTCTCGCAATAGGGAACGCCATGGTTCCCATGCCAGCACCATGATAAAGCCATGGGTGCTGTCTCTGCACTGTCTCCGAATAGCCCTTGGGCATGGCACCCGCTAACTCTAGTGCGGCAGAGCCAAACCCACCAAAAGCATACGCATCTATACCCATCCCAAGTGCGGTCAATCCCCCCAAAGGGGTAGCAGCAAAATTTTCATTGCTAGTCCATGTCTTTACGCCTTCGTCGGATATATGAAAGGCATTCCCGCTTTGGATATATCTGGCTGCATCTGTCGCCATTACCTGCGTGGGCCTGCCGGAAGCGTCCTTAACCCAGACGGTATCCTCGGGACCGCCGTCATAGGTGTAGCCCCCAGATAATATCTTCTCGTCCACCTCCTCATCTGGGACGCCCATCTCTACTTGCTGAGTTTTTTTATTGTACAGAGAGACCATTTTTATCCCTTAGCCTATGTTATACTTCTCAAGGTTCTCGGGGATCTTCCCGAATCGAAAATGTTGTGAGCCCTCTCCTTTTCCACCATATCCCTTCTCGCCTATCTTGACATGCGCTCGCTCAAGACCGACCAAATATCCCTTTGCTACCAAGAATTTATATTCACGGGATTTGCGACTACCCCCAACCATTATATCGATTCCAGTGAAACCTCCATACACTGTATGGTCTCCCCTCTTCGCTACTCTCATTTCTTGAGCCTCCATCTCCGCAATGTCTTTAGCTGACCGAGCGCCCGCACGGCTATGCCCTCTGACAAGCTGACCATCTAAAGTTCTCCCTTCTAGTTGTAGCTTGATTGGCGGTTTTTCCATCGCCGCAAGAGCTTTAAGCTGAAGCCATCTGGGGTGAAACCTTTTATGAATGTATGCAAATGATTCGGGGTTGTTAGTCGCAACTTTTCTAAAGTCTTTTAAGTTTCTGCTCATAGGAGCAATCTCATTGGAAACATCAACCATGTTTTCAGGAATGTTCTCTTGTTCTTCCCTTGCTTCCTCTTTGGTTGGCCTACCATTCCCATCACTCATGGCTGGTGATGTAATCCTTTTCCTCCACCGATTAACGATCTTATCGAGAACTTGGTCATTTTTGATAAAATCAGAGTTAAGTGGAACAACCCCAACCTCAAAAGCGACGGGCGTTTCGGCAAGCCTATTACCCTCGATACTATGCTCAAATGCCGCCCACACGTCTTCGGCCCTTTTATTAGTTATTAGGGCTATTGGTGTGTCATAAATAGCTCTTGCCTTAGGTGTTAGCATCGATAAATTCGTCAAAATCATTAACTTCTCATAATACTCTAAGTGAGCCACGGCACTAATGACCGTTGCGATTGATGACCTATCTAGGTCCAACATCAAGTTTCCTTCATAGAATATTGCATCCTCCCCCGTAAGCCCTCTTCCCTCTATCGATGTTCCTCTCTTTCTACTTAGCATCCTCAGTTTTTTTGTTATGGCATCTACCGTTACCTTATCGGCACTGTCCGTAGTTGGCCTGGTGGCAAACTCTTCTAGTGCGGCTAAGTTCAGTGTCGCTCTTTCTGATACGTTTAGATTAAGGCTATTGGACGTTTTCTCAAAGAGATCTGCAAGCTCGTGCTTGAGCCGCGAGGCTTCTTGCAACATCCCAATAGATTCATTCACTAGGCTAAACTGTTTTGTCGGCAGCTTATCGAGCCCAGACTCTGGCTTTGCTTTTAAATTCTTTATCCTCAGGCTAAGTTCTGTCGCCTGGGCTTGAACGTACTCCTCGTTCGTAAGCTCTCTTGCTGTTTGAGCCTCTACCTTTGCACCCTCTTTTATTGAGTTAACATTTTTAATGATCGCTGCTGCCTCGGCGTTTTCCGCCTCCTGCATAAGCTTGTTTTGCTCCATAGTCATTTTATCTTCGAGTTCATCAAGCGTTTTCTGGGAATCAGCGCTTAAGCGAGCTCTGCCCTGTGCTATCTTATCCTTCCAAAATTGGAGCCCTGTTACTTTCATCTGGCTGAGGTGATTGGCATGTTTAGTGAAGTCATTCAATATGAATTTAGCATAGTCTATATGGGCACCAGCATCATTTATGAACTGCTGCTTCCCTTCTTTAATGCTATTAATATCTGCGTCAATTGCCTTCATGACAAAGGGCATTAAGACATTTGGCATGGGGATCCCTTTTTTCCCAAACACAGCAGCGCCGAATACCGTTCCCGCTGCGGCCAAGACAGCACCTACCCCGATGGCTGACCTACGGAAATAATCCCAGCCATCGAGCCTTCCCTCATTGTCTAGATTTTCGAGTAGCTGCCTGGCTTTAAATTTGGCCGAATCTCTGTCGGTGTTATATTGAGCCCAAGCGGTTTCTAGTTTCTGCTTTGTGTTAGACTTAATAACATCCTGCTCGGCTTCATGCTTCCGCTCTGTTATATTCCAGTCGTGCCTCTCCTTAGCCCTCTCATCGACAAGCGCCTTCTGCTTGTCCCTCAGATCCATATTCTCCCTGTTAAACTGTAGCCCGCGGTCAACATAGGTTTTATAATACTCGTCGGTCTTCTCTTGCGTTGTCAGGGACTCCTTGCCTTTTGCTATATTAAGAGCCTGTTCAGCGGTCTCGGCGTTTAGTCCTGTCATCTCCCTGAGCTTGTGAATCTCCTTAAGCCTTGTAGCCTGTGTCTCTGCTTCACTCCCCTCTCGTTCGGCAACGCCTTCAGTCGATACGGTTTTGGGGTCGACAGCATAGTCTTCGAACTGGGTTCTATAATATTCTCTCTCCCTCTCTTCCTGGTCACTAATTTCGTCTGCATGTTCCGTCGCCTCAGGGAAGAGGTTTCTCTTCGCCACTTCCTCATAGGACAACCCCCCACCAGCAAAAGGGTCGAAAGACGATTCGCCGTCATCCCCAAGATAGGGATCTACGGACGATAGCCCCTCTGACCCAACATTGGGTCCAAGGGTGATAGGGTTTATTTTACCTTCGTCATAGGTGGTCTCAGAAAATTGCCTACGCTTCATGGCTCCCGTCTCAGGATCAGTCACATAGGGATGAGAGCTTTCAAGGGGGACTGGGCCACCTCTGATTGTCTTCTTGCTTGTTGGAAGTTTAAGAAATGTATCTGCCCAGTGCTCACTGAACTCAGCCGCTTTAGCTATATGTGCTGGGACTTCCTGTCCACCGGGTAGCTTCCCGACTCTTCCTGGGTTTACGAGATCTCCCGCCACCTCTTTAGACCATGGCACCCATTTCCCGCCCTTGGTCAGGAATAAAGGAGCCGTACCAGGAGTGTCCGGATACATCCGGCTAACCCCCTCCGGCCCTTGAGGAGTTGTTTTCATCGAAGATCGTTGCCTAGACGCTTTCTCTTGCGCCTCTAACGCTCTTCTTTTCTCTTCCTCTACAAGATGAGATGGGGCAGCTTCCTCCAATCGCCTTACGTCTTTTGCGAGAACAGGAGGAGCCTCTGCAACATTTCTACCAACATCTGCCATCTTAAAATCCTCTGTACATATATGGATTCAAGAACTTATCCTCGCTCTTGGTCCTATAGGGCATCAACCCCTGTACTGCGCTTTTTGTGTCGGGTAATGTCTGGATATTATCCTTTGTCTCAAATCCAGAATAATGCTCTTCTTCTGATTTCCCTGAATCAACCCATTTGAGCCTTGCATCGCGGTCATTAAATCGCATTCGGTCACCACGAGTACCGTATGTCTCTAGTAATGGTGTGTCCTCACTTGCAGCGTTTTGCCCGCGATATGAACGGACCATGCGATTTCGATTTATTCGCTCAAGGTTCTCACGGATCATCTTTTCCTGCTCTATGCTTTCCGCAATTTCTGCCTCAGCCTCAACTATATGATAGGGCTTGCGATTATTTATTCGCTCAAGGTTCTCACGGATCATCTTTTCCTGCTCTATGCTTTCCGCAATTTCTGCCTCAGCCTTAACTATATGCTCGGGCTTTTCTCCTGGATAAGCCTCAACCGCACGATCCCTCTCCATCATTTCCGCGTAAACTTTATCATAAGATGCCATTTGGTCATTATTCCCATCTATGCCATTTACTCGCTTAAGCAAATCAGCGATCGCCATAGACTGAGAGTCTATTATCTTTTGCTGATTTGCGCTTGCTGCAAGTCCAACCATCGAAGCCTTACCAGTGTTCACCTTTCTCATCCCTTGCGCATCTTTGCTTATAAGGGATGCGCCTATCTTACTTTTCGCCTCTACCTCATTGGCTGAGAATCCGTATTGATCTTTCTCCCCGCCAAACTCGGGTTTGTAGTCATACTTTATCGGGGTAATGCCTCTAAGGAAGTCAGACAACTCATCATTGGATGGCCCTATTCCAGACTTTGCCCTTTCATCAGAGTATCTGGCATTCGGCAAGAGAGCTCCTCCGTATGTAAGGTTCCCCTCCGGGTCGTACATTCCGCTCCCAAAGCCAGATGGAGACGCTAGCCCACTATAGGGGATGTTTCCTACGCCTGCCCCAATGTCCTTTCGCTTCATTGATCCTCCAATATCCATATTCGGGCGGGTGATCTTCGACATATCAGGCCCCTTAAAGGCACCGCCAACAAAGCCCCCAAGGGCGCCCCCAATTCCGCTACCGACGAAGGAACCCACAGGCCCTAATGCAGATCCGATTGCGCCTCCAGCCGCACTACCAGCGGTCTGTGCGACTGATGTGCCGAGGTCTTTCCCTCCAAGAACGTCTAGTCCAACCTTCGCGGCAGACGCAAGGCCAGGTACAGATGAAAGACCAGTATCAGACGCTGCCTTGGTCGCTGTCTTAGACGCAGCATCAGTCACAGTGTCAACCGCAGCATCAGTTGCCGCATCAACCGCCGTAGCCTCTCCTCCCGCTACAATACTTCCGACCTCTTTCGCCAGGCCAGGAGCCTTTGCGGCTAGCTCTGGATCATTATAAGCCCCTAGCAGCTCTCCGGCTGCCTTCTCTACGGCTGCCCCTGTTACGTCCGGCTTGGTGACAGAGGGGGTAAATCCCTCATCAACGGCCTTCCCAAGACTATATAGGCCAGCTCTCTTAAGAGCAGCCTCTTTCTCTTCTGTCCCCTTGGCTCCCAGAAGAGGGGTCACTGCCCCTATCCCGCCTAGCCCACTAGCCTCTCCGAGAGTGCTGGCGGCACTTTTGATCGCAGATTTCTTTTCCTTTGTGCCCCTAGCCCCAAGTAAAGGAGCTGCTGCCTCTACTCCATAAAGACCCCCCTTAAGAGCCTTTAGGCCTGTACTGGTATTATTCTTCCATGCCCCGGAAGGAGGGGAGAGCTTCGTTGCTCCCTCTGCTGCCTCCAGTATCCCTTGCTGATAGGGTGCTGGGTTTGGATTAAATCCAAAGAGCCCTTTATCGGTGTCTCTCTCCCTGAACATCGGGTCCATAGCCCCAACACCAACCTGCTTCATGCCTGTTTTCGCTCTATTGTCAGAGTATTCCTCCTTATACACAGCCATCGCCGACTGAACAAAGGCCTCTTCCTCCTCTGGCGTCATAGGCAGCTCGCCATTAGCAGATCGCCGCTCATTCTCAGCGTGGACCGCCCAAGTGCGTATCGTCTCTTCTATCCAGGCATCGCTCTCTTCTTCTGTCATAGCGGCTTGGCCATTTTCCAATCGCCAATTGTTCTCTCTCTCAAGCCCCGTATTCGCTATGCTTACTGCGTTATTGAATTTATCGCTCTCTGCCTTTGCCGCCAGCCACGACTCCGAGTCAGCATCTATTTCGAATACGTATTCCCATTGACCATCATCCTCATTCCATACCTTCATCACCTCAATGGGCTCGCCCTGGGCATCTGTGCGAGTTATGATTGTCGGGCTTGGTTTACTGTAACCCTCCCTAAGCTCCCATCTCCCTGTGGCCTCATTATACTGGTATCCCTTAGGAGGGGGCTCCCCTCCAGTTGTTGTCTCAATCCCAATCTCCCCCTCTCTGGATCCAATGACTCTTTGGGTTGGCACCGCCACATCGGCAGGAGCCTCAATACCCATAAGCAGATTAATGATTGGAGCCATATCCGCGACTGATTGGGTTTCGCCTTGAAACCACCCAGTCGATTCAATGGCACCCTTGATTGCTTCTACTGACGCCCCAAGCCTTCCAGCCCAATACTTATACGCCAACTCCCTGCGCTGCTGCTCAAGCGAGGCATCGACTTGCAGGATAGCCATATCCCTTTCGACGCCTTGAGCAATCAAGGCATTAATCATGTTGTCTCTTTGGGCCTCTAGCTGCGCATTGATTTGGGCATCGGCTTTATGTGCATCATCGACCATCTGCATGGCTTGCATCTGCTGCTGAGATGCTGCCTCCATTGTGGCCCTATTCGCTTCGTCCAGCCCCTGCATCTTCATCCTGTGGACTGCTGAAGCAGGGACACCTCTCGCGCCAGCGGCCTGAGATAAGACAGACTGCTTGGCTCTCTCCCCTTGCTGCCTTATTACGTCACTCATCTCACCGCTTGCGATTCCGGCGGCTGCCGAGCGGATCATAGGACGACCTCTTCCTCTGATGTCCTCGGCATAGGAGTCTAGATAGCTTTGCTCATAGGTAATTGGTGATCTTTGGTCATGGTTCGGATCACCGGCTCCGGGCTGACTCCAGTCTATCAGCCTCGTATCACCGACTGCTGAATCAGGAGCACCAGAGCTTTGACGGACAAGGCCAGGGCTTGCCTCTGGCCCGGACCTAGTAGAACCTGGCGCAGCAAAGGTCGAAACAGGAGCACGCGATGTAATTAAAGGATTCCTAGGCGATGAGCCTGCCGCCTCTGCCACCGCCCCAGCTCCCGCAATAGGGCCGCCATATCCGGAACTCTGCTTTAAGTCTGCCGCTGCCGCTTTCGTCGCCTTGGCCGCAGCCCTAGCCGCTATCTCCGCTGCTTCCCGCGCTCTCCTCTTTCTCTCCTCCTCCGCTTCCATAGCACTATTATGCGCGTCCATATCTGGCCCTGGTTCTGGCTCCATTACTCACTCCCTATCGTGTTGTCTGCTACTGACATTCTAAAGATACCGCGTTTCGCCCCAAATTCTAGAGCAATATTCTCAATAACGAACCCATCGCCGGTTGCAGATGAGTTATCAGTATCATAAATTTCAAATTTTATAGCTTCGCATTTTTGCTTGGACAGGTGCGCTCGAAACTGGAGAAGCGCGTCTGAAGCAGAGTCGGTTGTAAATACATACGTATCTACAGCCGTACTGTCATTATAGTCATAGTAGACCTTTATAGTTAAGATATGCTTATCTTTGCTTTTCCCTAAAAGAGAAAATCTGTAAGCACGAGAGAATGCCTGAATCCCATTAAGGGAAATCCATCCCGTCCTCAACTTCATGGTCATATAAGTCGTATCTAGCTTATAGCCTGACTCCTTCCAAAACTTATTGGAGTCAGTGACAAGTATTATCTCTCCATCATTATTCCCCATGCCCACGAATCTTTCATCTACGCCAAGGGTGGAGAATGTGAAGTGGCTCCATTGCTTAAACTCATAGTTATAAACAAGAACACTATCGCTTAACAGGAATCTTATTGTTGAAGTAGCCTGGTCTTGGATCATATCCATAACCCTGGCCGAGCCAAGGATGCCTTCGACCGGAGATCCTATATACTCAATGCCTTCCTTGCTAAGAGAATAGATACCCTTCGCGTTCTGGAAGAATAGCCCCGTGTCAGTATAAAGCGTTGGACTCCCGCGTAGAGCGCCCATGCTATTACTAACTATCCTTGGAGTATAATAGCTCCCAGTCCCAGTCTTCGATGGACCATCACCATCCAAAGCCCATATGGAATTCTCTCTGAAAATATAGATAGTCTCCCCCGAGCTTCCAAGGGCCGTTGGCTTGTCATCAAGAATGCCATCCAGGGGGACAAAGAACGTATCATTGAAGTTGGTGCCGTACCCATTCCTATACTCTTTACTGAAAAATATTCGATAATCTTCGCTAATTATGAAGAGCCTATTTCGATGAGCTGTCACATAGAAGCATGCTGGGCACCTGGTATTGGCGACCTCGCCAGAGTCAGTGTAGAGGATAGCAGATGAGAGAACATCATCATCCTCTGCTTGGTCCACAAGCGTCTGAGTAAACGTCGAGTGCTGACCTCTGATATTTCCAGCCGCATAATATAGGTTCCCATCACCCTCGGTCCGATACACTACGATCCTATACTTTCCTCCTGCGATTTTCTGGGAGGCACTATTGACGACGATCGTTACAGTATCATGGGAGCCATCAGTCGTCACTGACTTGGAATCGGACGGCTCGGATTGATAGAGATTCCCCTGGCTATCCTCCTGCTCGAATACGACCTTATACTTATATGTTTTACTGCTATCCAGTCCTCCAGAACTAAGGCTCTCATCAGACGCCGTTAAGCTCGTTATGTGTGGCTTTGGCTTGCCAACAATATCCTGATAGAGGTCAAAGGAGTCCCGAAACAGAGCATTTCCAGCAGTCCAATAGATGTTTTTACCGATCTCCGCCCTTCTGACCCCATACGTGGGGACAGCATCAAACGAATACTTCACAATGGTTGGAACGGAAGCAAACTGAAGACCGCTGTCATCGTTAATTGACTGAGGCGGGCCAAGCGTAGACATAACACCATATGCATTGCCACCGTCAGAGGTGCTAACTGCTCTTCCGGGATGGGAGTTATATTTTTGGTCTATGTTTGCGGTTAGCGATGTTCCGACCAAGCTCCCATCTTGATCGAAGTAATTAAGGGTATGACTCCCTCTGGGATAGGTTTCCATGTTTTCCATGTTTGGGAAGATTGTCGCCTTGTAGTTATTCTTACCAAATGTGAACTGGAATGCTCCTGACCCGGCAATCCCCTTATTTACTTCTTGAGGGTCAGCATGGAACGCAAGCGAGCTAGATGGTGTCTTTATGGGTATCCTGTAGGTCACTTCCCCATCTGAAGCCCCAGTGCCATAGGAGTTATAAACGAGATCAACAGTTTCAATGCTAGTCGTTACTGTCGGGTCCTCCTTGTTATCAACAAAATAAAGAAGCTTGAATGATGCCTCTGTATCTGTGCTTGTTTTTGTTATCGCGCTAGACAGCGATCCGCCTTCGGTGAAGTTATGAACTCGGATAGTATGCGTGCTGCCAGATGTGGTGAGGTATCCGATATAGATCTTATCATCTTCAATCGAAGACTTACCCATAACAAGATGGGCATGCGTAAGAACGGTATCTGAAGGAGGGACAGTGTCAAGGCCAGTGTTTACATTTAGGGTGCCCGTCAGGAACGGAGAGGCTACATTGCCTGTTATTAATGTATCCTTAACGATCCGAACGCTATACGTTGAGTCGTGCCGGTAATACCCAACATAAGCGCAATTTGCCGTAAAGGACTCAACGACATCAAAAGAACATCGATCCTTATGCTCCAGATAGTTATCCGATACAAGGGTCACTAAGCCATCAGAGCTTGACGCAATTGCCCCATCGTTATCAGGGCCGAATATTGTTCTGTTTAGCTCATCTGCTGCACCATCGTCTGCGCCTTCCTTATTGTACTCGTAGTACACAGCAAACTGTGTTGCACTAATCGCGACTGGCTTAATGCGTCCGTAGAAAGTGGACTTAGCGAATGTCGATCCTGATAACCCAAAAGTAGTTTTCAGTATAGACATATTAGATGCATCAATGAGGTTAACGGAATAGGCGATGCCGCCGGTGCTTGACGATCCCTCTCTGATCCGCACCGCAGACGCAATGCATATAAGCGAGTCATCTGTGCTAATTGCTATCTCTGGACTAGAGAAATAAATAAAATTATACTGAGTAGACCCAGAGAAATCATGAGGTGATAACGGGAATACCTCTGTAGACAAAGGGCTCCATTTTGACTGTAGGCGACTCTTCGTTGAGGGAGACGCTGGATTAATTCTCCATGTATGCCCGCTTGCCTCTAGCCCATAATAGGCACCCTTGTACTGGAATGATCCTTCGAAGAAGTGAGTACCAGCCCCGGCCGGGTATTCGAACTGGGTTTCAGTGTAACCCTTTCGCTTCTCTATCTCGCCATGCTTATTGAATACGGCATTCTCTAAGACCTCGAGCTCTCCCGATTCCAGCGTAACATCCGTCTTCTTTGTCTGGATGCCTTTGCTGAACGGGATGTTAGCTATCTGCCTCTGGAGCGGTATTGTTTGTTTCTCGGAAGCCATTAAAACACCCAGACATCTATGGTTACGCTTGCGGAAGCTATTAGTTTAAGAAAGCTGGCCTTATTCGTGTTCGATGATTCATTATCATAGACAACGGCATTGGCATTTTTCTTAACGACAATATATCCCTTAGCGGCTCTTTCGAGCTTATGAGGGATATTTGACGCTGAGGTTGTAAGATCGACACCTGTGATCAGGTTGCCGTCCAGGAGATCTACAGAGAAAATCGGGCCAAGGGCTTCTTGGAGCTTATACTGGACCTTGGTCAGATGGGGATCTGACACATTATAAGCCTCATATTTAGGCAAAGCCATGGGGCCTCCTTATCCGTGTGGCTAATAGCCGGGCTGGATTCCGACGGCATCATCTACGATACCTATCGGTTCTCCCGCATCCCTGTTCGCCGATGCTTCCTCTATTCTTTCTTTAAGCCTCTCTAATTCGCGTTCAAGTGAAGTTGTTGATGTCTCTTCCTTGTGTCTCATTTTAATGGCTGCTGAGTAAACTGCATATTCTTCCCAGTTAAGGGCGATTCTATCATCGACGGTTGACCCGTCGGTGCTTAGTTTTGTGTATGACGGGATATACCATATCCCAATTGTATCTGTTGAAGTTGGTTCTGGTATGAAGATAATATTCTTTGCGCTTAGTCTATACCCATAGAATGGAAATCCTCTACTATTGCGAGCGGCCTGGTCAGGCCGGAAGGTATTTCTTTCACTAAACGAGTGCCTTGGGACTCGAATAGTATTCCCTCCCTGGGTGATATCCACTCCAATAATTTTATAGAAGTTACCAATCGACGCGTCATCTGCGAGAGAATATACGCTTTGCCCGCTTACTAGAGGAAAGGTTTTAGAGTCGACATAATAGTCTTCGAACTTCAGCACCAAGATATCATGCAACTCACCTAGACCCGTGTTGATATAATCAGTGATCTCCTCGTCAGAGAAGAAGTTATTATTCTCTGCATCAGCGATCCTACGAGCCCTCGTCCTTAACTCTAACAAGCTAGACATTAGTAATCCTCACCTTCGCCTTCGTCACTGATCTCATCCTCACCAGGTCCACTCTCGTGAGCCTCGAGGCAGATCTTAATACAATCCTTTAACGCCCCCGCAAACATCTCGTTGTCTCGGGCTTTGATAGCCCTAAGGCACTCATTTGCGGCATCGTCAAAGGCGACTCCAGAGTCAAGATCTTCGCCCTCTTCCTGTTTCGGCTTCTTGCCTCCACCAAGGAGCAAGGCAATAGATGAACCTTTCATTCTTCTCTCCAGGTTAGAGGAAGGGGAGGTTTACCCTCCCCCTCATCATTAGACCAGTGTAATACGGCAATTCCAGCCTGGCGCTGTGCAGATAACGTTACCGTAGTAACCCCATCTATACTCAACACCATCTGCGTCTGATTGACGAAGACCATTCAGCCCGTCAAAATCCAAGATCCGAGGAGCAGAACCAATTGTCCGAAGCTCCCATGTATCCTTCTGGAGAAGCCAGATTGTGTTGGCTTGGCAGTTATGATCTGCAAAGACCTCCACAACACCAGTTGGGCCAGCTATCTTAAGTGAAGTGAAACCAACCTGGGCCTCTGTTTCCTTGTTCTGAAGACGAACCTGGGTAGCAGCTCCAGTTGGATCAATATCCTTTGCCAGGTTAGCCCATAGCTCTGGACTCAAGAACGCAGCATCAGGCATCCCACCCTCTCTGGCACAGCGGACCATCCCATCAATAAGTGCTTCCTTGATCGCTGCTGATCCCCCAGATATCCTTTGGCCAGCCAAACGAGTCGGGTGAGACGAACGATCAACACCAAAAAACGAAGTGGAAAGACCATCAGATGACGCTGGAACCCATGCATCAAGACCTGCAATCTTGGTACGATCAGCTCCACCCGCCTGGGCGTCACCGTCTACAAAGAAGAATTGCGTCGGATCAGCACTAAGCTCTGCGTGGGTGCTTCCTGAGACTAGCGCTTCCGCCAAATAAACGCGGTTAGTGTCATAATCAACCTTACTTACAGTTACGATTGCGCCTGAATCCTTTAATGCACCGGTTCCATTGGTGTCAGAGTAAACAAGCTTTTGGTTAATTTCAAAGTTGGTAATATCATCATCGCTAAATTCGACATAGCCTGCCCCCTCAACAGCGCCGCCAAGAGCTGCACCTGTTGATTCTCCAAGAGCACCAGTACCGCCGCGGTAAATGTCGGCGCCCATTGCGCGAGACATTGCACGAAGAGCACCATCTGTCTTGTTCTTGGCAAGCTCAAGCAAAGAGCCTTCGCTACCATCAGCAGCGAGTAATGCCTCATTATCAACGCTAACGACAGCATAGTCCTTAACACGAGTAATGATGAAATCTTCAAGCTGGGTTCCACTACGGTTAGTGATTGCTTTTTCAATGTCCGCACTTCGGCCACCGGGCATCCCGTATTCAATAGTGATCTGAGCGTTTCGACCAGGGAAGCGCTCCACTTTTGGGATCCAAGCAAGAAGTGGGTTGTTCTTGTAAACAAGATTGTGAACTTTTTTCTGCGGATAGAATTGCTTCATCGCAGCATCGAAATTTGTTAAATTAAAAGATTTATCTAAATGGGAAGACATAGCTTCCTCCTTTCGTAAAGATTACGTGAAGAGTTTACCCTTCCAGTGATCCATGATCTCGTCATCGGTCATGTCATCTGGGGATTTCCTCGTTGGTTGTTCCTTCCATTTGGCCGATAGTGTTGCTTGCGGGCCTTTTGCTCTTTTAAATGCTGCTGGATTATACCTTTGGATTTTATTCACGACCTTAGGATCTGAGTAAAACTGTTCTTCGCGCTCCCGGAGTCCGGTTTCAATCTTTTCAAATGCTTCTTCGACTGTAATTTCTTCGCCCGTCTCTTTATAATGCTGGATCATCCCATTCGCAACATCCTGAGCGGTGCATGTCTCCTTGATGATACTATGACCATCTGAGCCGCGGGCATACTCTTCGATGTTCCCACATAGGGTGCCGTAAGCAGCAGACTGAGAAGCATTTCTCCTCGCATCTGCCTCACCCCTCTCCTTCTCGGCTATCCTTTGTTTTAATTCGTTTAGTTCTTTTTGATTACTTGAGACCTGAGATTCAATTGTCGGTCCCGTTTCATCACTGATAATTTTCTCAGTCCACTTCCTGTAGTAGTCAACCGGGTCAATTCCCTGAGACCGAAGGAATTCAGATGGATCTTCATTCATCTTCGCCTTCGCCTCGACCATAGACTGGACTTCTCTCTCTCTTTCCTCAAGCGCAGCCTGCCTCCTCTTCAAGGCAATGTTCTGGCCTCTAATCTCCTTATCTCGCTTAAGGTTATCAAGAAACTGCTTACTCTTTTTAGGCTCCTCGACGGGCGTAGGTACAGCGGCTAATGCTGCCGCAGAAGGCTCCGCAGAGAAGATGTTATAGGATTCAGGCGCTGCCTCTTGTTCAGAGGAGCTCTCCGCAGCTTCAGGTGGTGGTGCTGGTGCTGGTGCTGCTTCTACTTGTGCTTCTTCACTCATTAAAATGCTCCATTATGACAGTTGTGCTAATAGTTCAGGTGGCATTGGTATATCTCCCCCAGCTTCCAGAGGAGAACCGGGAGGAGGACCAGGCGGTGGTCCGGGAGGTGGTCCCATATCTGGGAGGGGCGGTAACCCCCCAGGAAGAGTAGGGGCTCCCCCAGGGGGCATACCAGGGGGCAAACCAAGTGGTGGACCCGGAGGCGCACCAGGAGGCACTGCCCCCACTAGATCAGGGGGAAGCCCCATGGCCGCGCCGGGGGTTGGGGCGGGTGCGGGCGCTTTCCTCTGAACCAGCAATTCATTTGCTTGAGACATCCATCGTCGCAGAAGCTCAAGCTTCGGATGAGAAACATCATCAAGGATTGCTAACGTATAAGCCTGTTGCACCCTTATGATTCCAAACTCGAGATTCATATAAATTTCAGGAGCAACGTATTTTCCATTCTCAACGATGTCTTCAACAACCTTATCGATTATATCGATGTATGCTGTTTTGAGATTATTCGCCCTCTCGAGGTCTGGGAAGTCAAGTAGATTGTGCGCTTCCTCTTTCGTGAATAGGCCATTCAGCATCATCTCGTTTACGGATGCCAGCTTTGCCGATGGCGTCTGAGGTAGTGATCCGATAGGTTTAACCTGGATAATGAACTCATCATCTTCGAGGCTAATGTCCGACCAATTAATTTTCTCGAGGCCGCTCTTCCTGTCGAAGCTTGCTATGGTATAGGGATCTCCATTGACGTGAGCATCCCTAATCAAGCTAATGATCTGCTCAGTGGCATCCAGGAACATCTGCTCGTATGCCTGGCCAACGACCATAAACCGCTCTGACTCAATATCGGAAAACTCCCGTAATGCTCTTCCAGATTCTAATCCAATGGGCTTCTTACTCTGTGCAGCTAATTGAGAAATCCCGGTCATCTCGTAGGCACGCTCAACAAGCCTATCCAAGTGGGAGAACATCTCTCCAGAGACAGCCCGCGGTACGAAAAACTGAGGTGGCGTTCCCCGGTACTTAATGGCTCCGAAGACTCTATTGTTAAGATGAGACGTAACTATTTTTGACGTGTCTTCAATGAACACCTTCGGAGTAGCCAGGTGCATCTGCTCTTGGATACGCGCTAGGAGCTTATTGATTTCAACTTGGATTCCTTTGATTTCTTTCGCGAGGCCATTACCCCAGAAGCTCATAGGATCTTCGGTCCACCTTATGAACGTGAACGGGAAGTAGTCTTTTTCCCACAGCTCATCAACCAGGGTAACATTCGCGATACAGATAATATGCCGCCCGTCTTCGGCTTCTGGCCCGCTGGGTAGGTGCCATGCTTCATGGCATTCAACCATGTCGCTGCTTCTTTGGTCTTTCGAGTAGTCATCCTCACTATGTTCCGTAGCTTCCATGATTTGAGCTTTCTTTTCCGGATACATTTCAATAAGGACATGCCTGGAGACTCTCTTTGTTTGGAAGATCTGTCTTGGTGTTACGCCGTACTCGGACTCTGAGGGATCTAAGGTGATCTCATTTGCTGAGACCCTCTCGGCTCGTACCTTTCCAAACTCTGTATAGTATTTTATGACTCCAGTGCCGGTGATACATGCATCAAGGAATGCCTTCTGGGCTATAGGATACATACGCATGGAGTAAAACTGCCCCTGGATAAGCTTATTGAATAGCTTAGACTTGCGTTTCTGTGAGTATGTTCCTCCTTCGGTGAGGAAACTAACCGCGGGCTTATGCTTGGCTATCTTGGAAGTGGCAGCTTGACAGAGGGAGTGAATGATATTGAAGGTCAACCGTGGTTGACGCATTAGGGCATATTGGGAGGTACCGCTTGAATACCTCGAGGCGATGGGGCGCCCATTGTAGAGGCCCATATAGGTGGCCATATCTAGATAGTAGCTATCTTGCTCTTGACGCAGCACGTTAATGAACTTATTAATGGATTCGTGGGGATCTCCATCCATCTGCCACCAGAAGCTATCGCCAAAAATCCCATAATTCATGTCTCAGCACTCCGCCAAAGGTAGTCATCGTCCGAATAGCCAAGGCCATCCCGGGAAACAGGGTCTGGCTGCTCATCACTAAGGACTTCTGCCTCTGGTTCATAGCGATCAATACTAAATCCTGAGGGCACAGCCCTCTGCATTGCTTGCTCTTGAGGTGTCATCTGTATTTCGACTTCATCGTCTTTATACTTAATAACGCCAAACTCAGTCATAAGCTTCAACATTGCTTTAAGGCGCTTGGTGCTCGGGCCAGCCCCCATATCTCTTTGCTTCGATTCATCCATAAGAGCTCCTAGTTGAAGAGGTCTGCATCAGAGTAGCCCTCTCCCCATGTATCTGGATCATACAGACTTCTATCCTGTTCCTCAAGTAGTTTTTGCTCAAGGTCGCACTCAAGCTGCCTAAAGTATGCCGGAGAGCCCGGAATGGGGTTTGACTCCGCCTCTTCAAACAAGTAGTGCCGTGACTCTTGCCAAGCATAGAAGGCCGCGTCAGATAAGTGGTTATCGAACCGTCTGTCTTCTGCGGTGCCTGCTTTATTGTACTGTAGCTTATCCCACTCATTGAGTAGCTCGAGCCCTCTTTTTATTTTAATATTACAGAGCTTAAGGTCTGAGTTCATGATCTTAATCATGCCGATCTTATCCCCAGACTTCTTAGCAGCCTGGATAGGGATGCCAGATCTCTGCTTGAATGTCTCCAGGAGCATCTTCGAGGAGCCGCCACCAGAGTCCATGACGATAGCAGTGAATTTGTAATCTGCCATAAATCTCTTTATCTTATCCTCAACATCGGACGTAAGCATCTGGCTTTGCTTGTATTCATCAATGATGTAGAGACACGGATAGTCAGGAGTCCACGCAGTAACAACAAAGGCAGTTGCATCATGATAAC